TGCCATGACAGAAACAGTAAGTGGAGCAGGTATTTTAGGAGAGTATGAAGAAGTAATAATCGGTATGTTCGGAAGCATGGAGCAGGAAATTCCATTCCGTGTATTAGACGATGATATCTTCACATTAATGAACCCAACAAAAGTATTGGATCTTACACTTAGAGCATCGCAGCAATTTACAGAGAAGAGTTCCGGTGCAATTGATCACAAAGGAATTAGAATTGTTGTTCGTGGAAAACAAAAAAACTTTAAACCAGGTAAGATGCAGAATGGTTCTCAAATGGACGCATCAGTAACAATTGAAGTCGTCTACATAATGATTGAAATTGGCGGTATTCAAAAAATAGAATTAGATAAATTGAATTTCGTTTATAAAGTTAATGGAGTTGACTTATTAGAGAAAGTGAGGAAACAGTGCTAATGGAAAAGAAAAAAACGGAGATAACAGAAATCCTTGATACTGATGGAGAAGTAATCGAAAATGAATACTTAATCGTTTTTAGAAAGCCTTATAAATTTGATGACGAAGAATATAAGCAAATCGATTTAAGCGGGCTTGATGATTTAAGTGCAGCAGATATGATCTCAGCAAACAAGATTATGGAACGTTCCGGTTCAACTTCATTCCTCCCAGAAATGTCTCTGCAATATGCATGCATTATCGCAGCTAAAGCAACAAAGCTACCAGTTGAGTTTTTTAATGGGTTACACCCAAGGGAAGCTATCAAGGTAAAGAATAAAGTAGTGTCTTTTTTCTACGGACAGGACTAAGTCCTGCAGACGGAGAACAAATTCGAAAATTAACAATACGACTATCACTAACCCTTAAGACAGGTCTTGATTATATACAGGACCTGTCTATTTTTGAGTTAAGAGAAGTGGCAAAGGAGGTGGCGGACATTGGCAAAGAGCAAAGAGTTAGAACTGGCAATAAAAATCGCAGGTGAAGTAGAAAAATCATTTATGAATAGCACAAAGCTTACTAAAAAAGAATTGCAGAGTATTGCCAGAACTGCTGCCCAAACCTCTTCTGGTATTAAGAATACATTTAGTGGCGGTATTAATGAACTAAATGGAGTTTTTGATGCTATGTCGTCTGGTGCAAAGAAAGCATTTGATAAAACAGTAAAAGCGGCAACATTGGCTGCAGCAACCATTGCAGGAGTGGCGACAGCTGCTATTGTTGTAGGCTCTGGATTTGAAAGTGCTTTTGCAGGAGTGAAGAAGACTGTAGATGCAACTGATGCTGAACTGGAACAATTAGAAAAAAGTATAAGAGATATGGCTAAGAATATGCCAATGACAGCCGAAGAAATAGCAGGTATAGCAGAAGCAGCCGGACAGTTAGGTATAGAGACAGCTAATATTGCAAGCTTTACAAAGACAATGGCTGACTTAGGAGTAGCAACAAATCTTACGAGTGAAGATGCTGCAACGCAATTCGCACGGTTTGCCAATATTACAGGAATGTCGCAGAATAACTTTGACCGTCTTGGTAGTTCCGTCGTTGCACTTGGTAATAACCTTGCAACGACGGAATCTGAAATCACCGCAATGGCAATGAGACTTGCCGGAGCCGGCTCTCAAGTTAACATGAGTGAATCACAGATACTTGGATTCGCGGCTGCTTTATCATCCGTAGGAATAGAAGCCGAAGCCGGAGGTAGTGCCTTATCAAAGGTAATGGTAAATATGCAGTTGGCCGTTGAAACGGGTTTGCAATCATGGGAAGAGTTAGAGAGTGAAATGAAAATATCTGGTGTTACCATGATGGATTTAAAAAATGCACTTAATGTTGGTGGAAACTATCTTAAAAAGTTTGCAATGCGTACAAACTATTCAGCATCTCAACTTAGATCTATGTACAAAGAAGCAGAAAAAGGTGTTGGTGGACTAGAAGATTATGCAAAAGTTGCTGGAATGACTGCAAGAGAGTTCCAAGATGCATTTAAAAAGGACGCGGCAGGAGCAATGATTTCATTCATTACTGGGTTGAGCAACGTAGAAAGAAATGGAATGAGTGCTATTGCTGTATTGGATAGCATGGATATAAAAGAAGTCCGACTAAGGGATACTTTGCTAAGAGCATCCAATGCAGGTAATTTATTTGCTGATTCATTAGATATTGCAAACGGAGCATGGGAAGAAAATAATGCATTAACCAATGAAGCCGCACAAAGATATGCTACATTTGAAAGTAAAATTGAAATATTTAAAAATGTATTAAAGGACTTAGGAATTAGTATATATCAAGACCTTCGTGAACCGTTAGCTTATGGTGTTGGTGCTGCAACGGAATTTGTTAAATCATTTGCAGGAAAGGTTGATAGCAAAAATGTAATAGGAGATTTAGTGAAATCATTTACAAGGAAATTGCCAACAGCTATCCGAAAAGTAAAAGAATTTAATGCTGCATTTTTGGACTTTGCAGATCCACTATTAAAAGTAGGGAAATGGTTAATCCAAAACCCTAATGTAGTGGTGTCTACAATAGCAGGAATCGGAGCAACGATAGCATCGTATAAGGTAGCACAAAGGATAAATTCTTTGGTCAAAGGATTTACATCATTAGCCGGAGTACTAACAAATCCATTTGCAGCAACGATATTCGCGGTAGGCTTAGCAATAGGTGGTGCTGCAGGTCTTGCAGTATACATAAATAATTTGAATAAAGAGATGGCAAAACAGAACCTCGCAGAGCATTTCGGAGATATTGCACTTTCAATGGAAGAACTCGAAGAAGCTGCAAAGCATATTGTCGGAACAAATTATTTCGGCCAGATAGAAAACTTAATGTCGTCCAAAGATCTATCAGAAGGTTTTCTAAGGGCAATCAGAGAATCTACAGATGAAATAAATAAGACACATTGGAAGTTGGCTGTAGGATTAGAGATATCGGATAATGATCTTGCGAGTTACGCGGATTCAGTAACACAATATGTACAAAACGCACAGGATTATATTACTAATCAGGGATACACAGTAGAAATAGCAACGAAATTATTATTGGGTACCGGTGGGTCCAGCGATGCTTTGAATGCGGAGAACAATGCTTTTTATGCGGAACTTTCCACACATGTGTCAGAGCTAAGCGAGGAACTTAGCAAGATAATGTCAGAAGCGTTAGAGAGCGGATTGACAATAGATACAGAGAAAAAGGTGGCAGAGCTGCTCTCGCAAATCGATGAAATAACTACAGCAGTATCTCAGGCTGAATCTAATGCAAGGCTGCAGGTAATAGAAGCCAAGTTCTCTGGCAAAGAATTAGACGCAGAGACATTCCAAAACTTACAAGCGGAAATAGCAAGCTATACAGGTTCAGTAATTGAGGGAGCAAACCTAGCGTTACAAGAATCTTTAAAATCAATTAATGCACAACTAGACCTTGGATATATAACACAAGCTGAATATGACACTAAATATGACGCATATATGCAAGGGTATTATCAAACGCAGGCAGATGCAATTCTAAAAGGCAATGAATTCATGAAAAATACCATTATGGATACATACGGTAGTGAAATAGAGCCGGCCATAAAAGCGGTAGAAGAATCCATAAGTAAAAATATTAGCGAAATCATGACAAATGATAATTGGTGGAATACCTATTCAATGCCGCAGGATTGGGCTAATGGACTGAATAATGTATTACTAGAAGCAATGTATTCTACAGACTTAAGTAAAGCTGCTAAAAATGCTATTTCAATGCTAGTTGAAGGAATGGCTCCAAATCAAGAGCAGCTTGAAAACTTGGCAAAACAAATCAAAGCTACAGGTGGAATCGTACCGCAGGGAATAATAGATGCAATGACTGATACAGAAACATATGCTGCCATAACAGGATCCGAAGACGAACTATGGAAGAAAATTGGTTTTGCACTTGGAGAAAGTAAAGAATACTCAACCGTAATCGAAACGGCAGCACAACAGGGTGGTGGGATATCACAAAGTGCAATTGATGCCATGAGAGAAAAACAACCAGAAGCAGAACAAACAGCAAGGGATTTACTTGACTCAATGAAAAATGCCATGGGTGAAGGGTTCGATGTATTCGTACCAATCGGAGTAACATATAAAACCACAGCTGACTATATCAAAAATGGAAGAATTCCAGGATATGCATCAGGCGGTATTATTACAGAGCCTACATTGGCCACATTTGCTGAAAAGGTACCTGAAGCAGCGATACCATTAGACGGATCCAATAGTTCAATAGGATTATGGAAAACAGTCGGTAAATTACTAGGCGTTTATTCCGGAAGCAGCAACGAAGAAAGCTTCGGGTCACTAGCTGGAGGAACTCAAGAAAGACCGGAAAGCTTTAAATCACTACTGGATAGAATTCTGGGAAAACAAAGTAATAGTAGTGGTAGTAAAACAACAGGAAATGGTAGCATAGTTTACAGTCCAGTTTTAAATTTTTATGGTGGAACCCCAAGCAAGGAAGATATAGTAGACGCAGGACGAATTTCGCAAGACGAATTCGATGAGAAAATGGAATACTGGATATCGCAAAATGACCGATTAAGCTTCGAATAAAAGGTGGTGGGAATATGGCATACAAAACAATCCAGGGGGATACTTGGGATATAATAGCCAAAAAGATATATGGAAAAGAAATATATGCCGATTTTTTAATGACTAACAACTTTAAGGAGCTGGATAAATTCGTATTCCCGGAAGGAATCATCCTTAATACTCCGGACTTACCAGAGGAAAAGGATGATGACCTGCCGCCATGGAGGGATTAGAATATGAGTAATCCAAGAAAAGCAAATGTATCAGTTCAATATAACGGAAAAAACATAACAACAAAATTAACGGATTATTTGTCTTCTTTTAGTTACACAGATGTAGCGTCCGGAGAGAGTGACTCAATAACTTTTAAATTAAGTAATATTGATAAGCGCTGGATAACCACTTGGCTACCAGTAAAGGGAGATAAGATAATAGCAAATATCATCACACAGAATTGGAGCAAGGATGGTGACAAAAAGACATTTAAATGCGGTAGCTTTACAATCGACGATTTAAGTTTCTCTGGACCGCAATTGTCAGGAAATATAGGGGCAGTGTCTATACCGGCAATGGAAAGTTTTAAAGCAACAGAAAGAACAAAGACATGGAAGTCGGTAACAATAGAGTCTATTGCTATCGAGATTGCAAAAAGGTCTAAAATCAAATTAATTTACACAGCAGGAAATATAAAAATTAATTCGATAGAACAATCAAACCAGACTGATTGTTCTTTTTTATATGAACTATGCGAATCTTATGGTTTGGCAATGAAGGTATATTCAGATAAAATCGTTATATTTGACGAATCAACATACGAAAATAAAAAATCAGTAGTTACAATAAAAGCAAGTGAACTTTTAACCTGGAATTATAATACTAAATTAACACGGACGTATACAGGAGCTGAAATAAAATATACTAATGCAAGCACGGATAAAGACATCAAGATAAAAGTCGGTACAGGTAATCGAATTTTAAAGATAAATGAAAAAGCAGACAATTTAAAAGATGCTGAATTAAAAGCCATGGCTAAAGTCAACAATGCAAATAAAAAAATGACTACGATGAAAATAACGATAAAGGCAAACACAAAAATAGTCGCGTCATCCAACATCAGAATTAGTGGACTAGGAAAATTAGACGGAAAATATGCAGTTGATAAAGTGACGCACACAATAGGAACCGGATATACAATGAAATTAGATTTAAGATTGATACAAAACAGAATTGGAGATAATACTGGCAAAACATCAACCAGTGGCGGAACGGAATACACCATAGTCCGGGGTGATACATTATGGGATTTAAGCAAAAAACATCTCGGTTCCGGAGAAAACTATATGCAGATCTATAATGCCAATAAGGAAATAATTGAAGCAGCCGCCAAAAAGCATGGCCTCACAAATTCAAGCAACGGATATTACATTTATCCAGGCACTAAAATAATAATACCATCTTAAGGAGGAAGTGTATGGCAGATAATATTCGAGTAGGGAGAATATCGAGCATAGATTACAGCCGGGGAATGGTTCGTGTAGTTTATGCGGATAAAGACGATTCGGTAACCGATGAACTCCCCGTATTAAATTTAAATGGGGAATACAAAATGCCGAACATAAACGAGATGGTTCTAGTGCTACATTTATCCAACGGATCCACGATGGGTATCGTAATGGGAACGTTTTGGAGTAATAGCAATAAACCAGCGGAAACAGGCAAAGGCATATATAGAAAAGAATATGGCAGTACACCAGGAGAATCTTATATCAGATATGATTCTGAATCAAAAATCATGATTGTGAAAGCGGATACCGTGCAAATCCAGACGACCAAAGGAACTACAGATTTATAGGAGGGGATATGAATGGCCAAGATTGGTAGTCTTGGAAAAACGATTATTTTCAGTACCAGCGATAAAAAAATATTAACCTTTTCCGATTTAACACAGACGGTAACCGGAAGATGGGCAACACATGAACGAATTCAGAAAAAGCCGCAATCTGAATTTTTAGGACCAGGACTAAGAAACATTACCTTTAAGATTACATTAAATGCAGCACATGGTGTAAAACCAAGAAAAACAATGGAAGCTATGGAAAAAATGGTTGAAAAAGGAACCGTGGAAAACTTTGTCCTTGGTGGAAAAAGAATCGGAAAATACAGATGGAAAATGACGTCGCTTAGTGAAACATGGGACACGGTAATGAATAAAGGAGAGTTGGTGAAGGCAACCGTTTCTATAACATTAGAAGAATATTTGTAAA